ATGAGATTAATCGAAGGAGTGGAAATTGCATATTTCCGATCGATTTATAAGTTTCAACTGAACGACTGTTCAGATGTAAATATTTTGTTTGGCCGGAATGACTCTGGTAAAAGTAATGTATTGCGTGCCTTGAATCTTTTCTTTGATGGAAAAACAAATCCTTTACAGAGTTTCGATTTTCCTCGTGACTTTTGCCATGCACGATTGTCCGAGGCTCAAGCTGCAGCAGATATTAGAAAATTCGTGTATGTAAAGATTTGGTTTCGTACGCCTGCTAACTGGCGTGCTTCACTTGGGGATAGTTTTTGGGTGAAGAAACAGTGGAGCATTACGACGGGTGGGAATGCACAGTTTTCAACTTCAGTTCAGAATAATCAAACATACTTGACACGTTTCCTAAATAAGGTGCGCTTTCACTATATTCCAGCAATCAAAGATCGAAAGATATTCGAACAGCTACAGGCGGAAATATACAAAGTTATATCTAAAAATGCCGAATTCGATGGTTCTTTTGCTGGGTTTACTAAATCTCTTCAACAAAGGACGGAAGAGCTTAGTAGCGGATTACTGGAGCGGCTTGGCATAGTTAGTGCTGTGTCAACTCCAGACGATCTCACGGACCTCTTTAGGTCACTTGATTTTGTTACGACTTCGGAAACTGGAGATTCATATAGTTTGACGTTACAACGTGGAGATGGTGTACAGGTTCGCCACATTCCACCGATTCTTGCCTTTCTTTCAGATAACAGTGTTGAGGATTACCACATCTGGGGTTTTGAAGAGCCAGAAAATTCACTAGAGTTAGTGAATGCAATCAAAGAAGCCGAGACGTTTCGATTATTTGGCGCACAGAAAAATAAACAGATTTTTTTGACCAGCCATAGCCCGGCATTTTTTTCACTAGATGGTCTGGATATACGTCGTTTCTATGTGTCTCGATCTGAGGAGCGTGGCCAACGTCTAACTTCGAAGATTCAGAAAATTGACTTTGCGACTGGTTTTCCTGGCGACCTCATGGGTGAGACGCCCCATTTGCCAGTCATAAGTGAATATTTACGTGCCGCGCATGAGGATATTCAGCGGCATGCAGCCGCAAGGGAGCTATTGGAAGGTAAAATCGCTGAGCAGGCGGTTCCAATTGTCTTCGTTGAGGGGGATAGCGATAAGATAATATTTGAGAAGGCTTGGTCTGTTTTAATGCAGACTCCGTTACCTGTAGCGTTTATTCCCGCAGGCGGAACAACGAAAATGGAGAGCCTTGGCCGAGACGGTCCAATACTAAATCGCCTAGCACCAATGCGCACGGTCTACACCTTGGTCGACAATGACTCGGAAGGTCGTGACGTGAATTCGACTGCGCGGCTTGCGCCTGGTGGCAAGTGGGTGCAACATAATTCGAACAAGGTGTATTGGTGTCGCTTACCCTTTGAGCCAGGTTTGGAAGCACTTATGGGGCAATTAAAGTTGCCACCAGCCGTTTGGCCAGGATGTTTGGAGAACCTATTTCCACCAGTATTGAGGCAGAGAGCGGTTAAGGACGGAGCACTGGCGTTTACAGAGAAGCCCCATGCGGAATTATGCGATGCGGAAACCATTGCTAAAATAATAGGCCACTTGACCCCAAGGGAGGATTTGGGCCACTACTATCTATTGACTGCGACGCCGCAAAGCAAGGTTACGTTCGCTGAATGGATAGTGAGTAAAGCTGACGCCGAGCCGGAAATCTTGGAATTGTTGAGGCCTGTTATGGATGGGTTACAGGTAGCACTTGCACCTATGCCTTAGTCTCGTTTTTCAGACCTTTCGCGACCGAATGTGATTTATATTGTGGACCTGGTAAAGGTTCTCCTAAATAGGTTCCGATCTTTTTTTTGACCTCATTTCCATGGAAGCGTCATAGGAATTTCCGACACGTCTGGCACGACTTCTTTAATGTAGATATCGGTTGTCTTGCCTGATGTGTGCACCAAGCGTTTCTGGATGTCGGCGCGGTCCTCTCCGCGCCGCGCCGCGTCCGTGGCCGCCAAGGCTCGGATATCGCGGAATACCACGTCATCCTTCATGCCAACTCTCTCCTTTGCGCGGTCCCACATCGAACTGAGGCCGGAGCGGGTGTAGGCGCCGCCTTTTTGAGTCGGAAATACGAACTGGCTGATAAGCCCATACTTAATTTTCAGCCCGCGGGCGCGAGCGATAACTTCGGCAATCTCAGGCGTGACGACGATATCCACTGCCTTGCCGCTAGTTTTTTGTGTTTTGCTTGGTTTGATCCTGATCCGCCCATCCTCGATTTGTGATTCTTTCAGCATGCGGATGTCGATGCCGCGCGCCCACAGCAGGTAGGACATATCGATGATGCACGCGAACATGGGGCCGCTGGCCGTCGGGATGCTCAAACCCGTTCCCTTGCGCTCCTTGCTCATCATGCCGGCTTCGCGTATCGCTTGCACTTGCGCATGCGTGGCCAGCACCTCGCGTCGTTCAGTCTTGTAGCTGGACATGTCGAGTTGATCGATAGGGTTGTCCTGGCGCACGCCCAGCTCGCCGATGATGAACTTGAACAGGCGGCTCATCAGTGCAGCGTATTTCTTCGCCGTGTTCGGCGTATTTTTGAAGTTGTCGCGCAAGAAGCCGGCGCAGTCCTTGGTTGTCACCTGGGATGCGTGAAATTCTTCGAACTCGTCGGCGATCACGTCCAGGTAACGCCGGTAGGCATCTTGCGTATCCTTGCCGTAGTTGCCCAGCTTGTTTTCTTTGAATTCCACGCAGGCATGTGGCATCGAGCCTTCGACAAGTTGCGGACTGCCCAGCAGCGCGGCCAGGGCAGTCAGCATTTTGCTTTCCCCCTCGGCCTCATAGGCAAGGTGAATCCAGCTCTGCATTTTGCCATTGGCCGGGTTGCGCATGGGCGCGGCCGCCAGGTAGCGATACGCGCCGTTCTTCAGATAGACCCGGCGCGGCAGGCCGCGATTGGTTTTGCGGTGACGATTCATTTTCTGGCAGACTTCCTTACAGGGGCGGGGGCCGCCGGCATGGTGGCGGGATGGATAAGATGCATGCGAAGCACGCGAACTGTGTTGTCGTGCAATCTGGTGGCGGGTACGCCCATTTCCTTCAAGACGCGGAGCTGCTCTGCCGCGCGCCGGTAGTGCGTCAGGTCGATAACCTCTTGATCGGTCAATGCCAATTCGTTCATTCCGGTATTTCTCCTTATTGGTCTATGAAATAGTTCTTATCAGGTCAATCTGGCGCGGATCGCTCTGGTCCAGCACGTAGATATAGGTCATGCCGCCCGGTGCGCGCTTCTCGCAGTCTGGCTGGCCATTGGCCATCGCAAGTGCAGCGGCAGTGGCGCACACACCGAACGATTGCTCAAACAGACAACCTTCGCAGTTCACCGCCTCTGCTTCCCGGGCCTTGAAGCGCACCGCCGCCGGATCGACGGGCTCGGCGCGCTCTCCGCGCCATTTATCGCTTGTGATGCACTTCGTCATGGTGCTGTTGCGGTGAGCTGCCGCACAGCGGCAAGCGGCACCGCCCTGAACATGCCGGCCCACTGGTGATCCAGCGTCACCCAAGCATGCAACTCCCCATTGCCCACGTCGCGGCGCAGGTCGTTGACGGTGCCGGCTTGGTAGCCTTCGTCGGTATCGAAGCTCACTCGGTCACCAATCGAGACTGGCTGTGAAAATTCAGTTGCTTGCATGGATATCACTCCTTTTTATATTTGCGTTGCAGATGCGCCAAATGCGCGCTTGGCCCGCCTGGCTGCCGTTTTTTGTGGTGCAGATAGATGGCTTCGGTATCAATCCGGGCGCATGGCGCGCCCTCTCTATCAAAACTCCGTCCGGTGTTGAAGGACGGAGTGAATTTTTTGTTTTCTGGCACTACGGCCGCCGGCGCTTTCGTGGCCTGCGTATACTTATTTACACCAGTCCGAGGAACGGCAAGGGCCACCCCGGCCCGGTCTATCGTCCAGCGGTAGCGGGTGGACTCATAGACCGCATGCGGCTGCGCCGCCAGATACACGCCTATGGGCCTGTGCGCCTCCACCTGCTCATAGCGCCCTTCGACGTCCTCTACCCGCTTGGCAAGCTGTATCGCGGCCTGGCGGCCCACGGTAGGGCCGCCCATGGCCCATATGAAACGGGCGAAGTCGGCGCGCTGGGCGATGGCGGGATTTTCGGACTCGACTTTCTGCGCGGCCTGGTATGCCTCGCGGATAGGCTCCGGCGCATTGCGCACCGACTCATCCGATAGTCGGCGGAACTCGCGCCACACGCCCACCGGCACGCCGCCGATCTGCTGGAACTGGCGAATGCCGTGTACCTGTGCCCAATAGGTGACGCGCTGGGATGCCGTGAATTCCTGTTTGTCGAACATATCGGGCACGATGACGTAAGTGCGGCCATCCTCGAATGCCTTGTGGTCGCCCACGCCTGCGCCGTCAATGCTCTTGCAGACGTACTTGATGATGTAGCCCGCCGCCGTGCCTTTCCCCGCCTCGATCCGTACCAGTTTGACGCGGTTTTTGATGGCGCCTGGCTCGTCGCCATCCTCGCGCATGGCGTAGGCATTTATCACGCCTTCCATCTCGGCCTGGTGTTCAGGCGCGACGAACAGCAGCATGTGCCAGTGCGGGCACCCGTCCGTGTGCGGCTCAGCGATGCGGAAGCCGTAGGGCTGGATACCGCGACGATGCAGCGCGGAACGGATGGCGGACCATACCTTGACCAGATACGCCTGTGCCGCGCGCGGCGTCGGGCTGCCGAATTCCGTGTATTTTGCGTTCGTACCGCCCACCGAGTGGTATTTGCTGGGGCATGTGATAGTCCAGAACATGCCAACGTGGCGCATCTTGTCTGCCACCTCTTCAAAGCCGCGAATGCGCAGCATCAATTCGCCGCGGCGAAGCGTTTTATTGCCCATACCCAGTTCGGCCAGCTCGGCCAGGCTGTAGACGTCGCCGTTTTCATTGGTGGCCGTCACGGCCGCCAGCGCTTTCTGGTTTGCCTCGTTCTGCGCCGCTTGGGCGAGGCACGTTTCGCGGCTCACATACGGATCCGCTCGCACGTAGGTCAGGCCCAGCTGAATAGACGTATGCTCGAAGCGGCGCATCAATTCCTTGCGCAGTGCGCGGCGCCACCACGCATGATCTGCGGCGCGCGCGATGTAGCCGCGTATCGTTGCCGCCACTGGCGACTTGACGCCGCGACGACTGCATATCGCGTCGATTCGCGCCTTGATGGCGTGCTCATCGTGCAGACTTGAGCACACCTCGTAGCACTCGCGCGCGGCCTGCAATGCGGCCACCGAGATAGCGCCCGGGCCGGTCATCATGCCGTTACTATCGGCCAGCGGCAGGCGCTGGTCGTCGGCTAGAATTGCATCGATCACTTCGCCACGGCGGCAGTTCAATCCTCCGAACAGGCGATGCACGGCGTTCGCCATGCGCGACGGTATGCCCATGCTCAACATCAATGCGCCTTGCCCGTGGCGCCAGGCATGCGTCCGCCATTCATACATTTCTTGACCACGCTGAGATTGCCTTGCAGCTTGTCCAGTTCGACCCAGATGCGGCCGCGCTCCAATGCATTGAATTTATTTAGGGCGTCGCGTGCACGCTCTTTTGGCATGCGCGCCGACATGACGGCTACCATGCGAGCGGCCAGCGGTACACGTGTCCAGTAAGCGGCGCGGATAGCCTCGACGTCTGCCGGTGTGGCGATCATCGCCAGCACAGCCGCAGAGCGTTCCATGCGCTGTTCGCGTGGTGTTGCATTGATCTGCGCGGACACAGCGTCCATTTCGGCCAGAAACGCCCTGGTTTCCAACTCTTGTTTGGTTAGTGTCGGTCCGGCGACGGCAGCGACGGCTGCCAATTCATTGGCTATGCTGCGCATTTTCAACTCCCGATCCAACCAAATGCTGCCATCAACACGGGCGCGAACATGACCAATCCGGCCAGCAGGCCGCTGCAGAATGTTTTCAGATTCTCTTTCATTAACTTTATCTTTCTTGATTTGAACGAGTTCAACACACTCAAAACCTTGTCGCGCGCGGCCAAAATTTCGGCGGCAGGCTGGAAGGACAGGTGATTGTCGATAAGGGACGCCGGCATGGTTCAGTCCTTGATGAAGCCAATGGCCCGCAGCACGCCGGGGGCAATGACGATCAGGAGCGACAGCAGCCAGATGCCGCAGGTTTTGGCCACTCGCAGCATCAGCGTGCTCCTGCCTTGAGAAAATGTTCTGCCCAGTACGGGAGCGTGTGCGATGCGCCGCAGCAGTGGCGGGAGCCCGCTTCGTTGGCGAAAATGTAGTTCACCTCGATGGGCAGCTTGCCGACCAGGGCGCGCTGCTTGGCTGGTGCGAAAAAGCCGTCACGTTCCAGTGCCCGCGCATCGCTGACGATGAAGGTCAGATTGGCAGCGCCGTAGGCGTGATAGGTCTTGGCAATCTCATGGATATGGGCGGTCAGCGCCGCGATGCCGACGCCAGCGCTGGCTTGCAGCAAAAAACACGTTGGTGCCACGGGGACAATGCAATTTTGCAAGGTCGGGCGGATCGTGCTTGATGCCATGGATTTGTCGGCAAGACTGGTGGCGTGCAGCGTGTTTTCCATCGGTTTTCCTTATTTCAGGTTGAACGAATCCCGCACGCTCAAAAGGGAGCGCAGCAGGGCACAGCAAAAGAGGGGAGTTACGGCGGCCGGGCTACGGCGGCGCGAGGATCGGGATAGTCATCAGCAGCCCGCCGTCAGGTCCAGGGCCAGCTGGCTGGTGGCTGCCGCGCGCGCATGCTGGGACATCGGGATGCGGATATCCGGCTTGGGCGTGGCGGACAGCGAGAGGGTGCGCAGTACTTCCAGGCCTGCCACGAAGGAGTGCCCGCATTCGGGGTTCTGGCACATGTAGGTGATTTCCTTGAACATGGCGGACATCGTGCGGCTCTTGACGGCGCGGACGGTGTATTCGCAATGCGGGCAGGGCAGGCCGATGACTCTCATTTGTTCTTTCTTTTCACTTGATACAGGGCACGGCCTCGGCCGCTCATCTTGCGAATCCCGATTCGTACGTTATCCTTAATCAACCACTCGATAGCCTGGTCGATGGTGTCCAAGCCCTGCTGTAATCGGACACGCTCAAACGTGTCTTGGTCTTCATCGCATGTTTCTACAGGTACGGAACGGTCGGGCATATTTTCGGCTGCTCAAAAGTTGCTGATTGGTGACTTCATTTAGGCAGCAATGCTGGGTAAGGTGACACTGTTGTCGTCGCCAAGCACTATTGCCGCCTGGCGAAGCGCGAGCTGCCGCAGAAACGGCGCCAGTTCCTCGCCCTGATAATTGGCGATGGCGGCCAGGACGTCATACTCATATTCGTCAAGGCGCACCATGACACGGTTGTTACGGACGCGTTTTGGATCGGGATACATGGGCCTGCTCCTGTGCAGTTAAGCGTTATGGACAAGGGAGAATTGTTCGAGTTCGGCCTCGTAAGATTGCAGGCCACGAAGCAGCAGTAGGCGCATAAACGATGCCCGCGAACGGTGATCTTGCTGTGCGAATTTTTCCACGCGCTCGATCTCAGGAGGAAGTAAGCGAATAGGGATGGGCTGCGAAAGTGGATTCTTTGGCTGCCGCGTCACTGGGGCGATAGTTGTCATAAGGTATGATTTGTATACGTCACATGGTAATGACGTAAATATAGTATGTCTAAACATACTTGTCAATTGGAATGTATGGATAAAAATATTTTTGGTGATAGGCTCAAGCAGGAACGAACACGTCTCGGCTTGACGCAAGAGGCATTCGCTGCTGTTGGTGGCGTCAAGAAACTAGCTCAAATTTCTTATGAACAAGGCAAGACCTTGCCGGATGCTGGGTATCTGGTGGCGCTGTCGGGTATTGGCGTTGACATCGGATACATCATGCTTGGCGTTCCGGCAAGCGATGATTTGACTACCGATGAAAATGAGCTTTTGATCGGCTATCGCAAGTTGGACTTGCGTGGCAAGGCACGAGTATTAGGCGTGGTTGAAGGAATTTCCGAACCCACGACTACACAGCTAACTAAATCGGGAGAGCGCACAAGCCACATGGTTGTTCATGGCAAAGTTGGGCAGCAGATTCATGGAGATATTACGGCTCCCCAAACGATCAACGTTGGTCGCAAAAAAAAATCGCCAACGTAAATCGTGTCGAAAGGGCAAATTCTCGTTGCTAAGGAGCGCAGGAACGTGGAAAGTTGCCGCTCTAGCCCCATTGCTCTTTGCTTGCTGCTGGCCGCAATATAAATGTGAAATGAAGGCTTCCACGGCCACAAGGTTTGTCAAAAATTCATGTTATTACGACGGGAAGCCGTATTCACTTGGTATAGTCATCGAGACGGCACACGGAGTTAAATGTGAGTGTGCCCCCACCTCCTCGGATGGTTTTCCAACTTGGGTGAGCGGTAACTGGAGTTAGCAATATTAGCCCGGCTCATGGCATTGCGGCCGATGACAGTGGCCGCCATCGGCCAACAGCGGACGTTCGATTTGAAGGAGAAATGCATGGATGAGTCCACTCAATTTAGCTTGCTACTGTCGAAATTGCGTGAGGCGTTGTCTAGCGAAGTTTTTCGAACATGCGAAAGCTTGAATGGACATGGCGAATGGGAGATGGCTTTGGATCATTGTGTCTACCATCTGGCAAAAGTGCCACTTGTTACAAAGATGGAACTGATGGCTTGCGCTCAGGGCTTTGGATCATCGGATACTGTGTTGACGAAGATTGAAAAGCTTTCATGCAGCTAGCCCATGGTTGTTTTTTCGGACGTCCGCTTTGGGGCGAAAGCAGTCGCTGAGCGGATGTAATTGCGCACGTTCATGCTGCGTCTGCGCTGGCTACTGCCTGCGTAGGCCTCCAAGTTTCCTCGTTGTTTTCGCGGATGATGTCCCGAACCTCCTCAATATGCCTCCACGCGTTTAGCACGGCCCGCTTGGCGGCCTGCTTGCTCTTGTAAAGGTGTTCCAGCGTCTTGAGCGTGCCCGTAGCACCGGCCTGCTCCTGCCCCGCTTTTTTCTTCTTCGCCGCCACATCCTTCCACTTGGCCACCACGCCCGTGATGCCTTCGTCCGGGTCTTTCTCGTCCTCGCGCTCGGCCTCCACCGCTTCCGTTTTCGTTTCAAATTCCACCCGCGTGGTGAAGCCGCTGCCGCCCAGGCTGTGCGTGACCTTGACCGATAGCCATTCGGTGGCGTCGATCTCGGGCTTGAAGCCTTGCACGGTCACGGGCGATTGCGGGAACACGGCCGGGTTGCCCAGGGCAAGGCTCATTTCAAAGGTGGCCAGGCCGCGTAGGATGCGTTGCCATTCGGCCACGGCCGCCGCGCGCGCGTCGATTTCGTTGGCGAAGGTGGTGCGCAGGCGCTTGCTGTTGCCGGGCACTCCGGCCACCACGCTGCGGCGCCGCGCGTAGCGTTCGTCATGCCAGAAGGCGCGCACGCCCGAGTAGGCGTCGCTTTCGGCGCTGTGGTAGCGGTGGCCATCGCCCAGCGCGCGCGTGATGGGAATGACGGGCAGCGCCTTGCCGCTGGCCGTGCGGCTCTGGTTGATGGGGATGAAGAGCAAAGTATCGTTCTTGACGGTGGCCACCGCATCGTATTTCCTGCCCAGCCGACGCAGGAAGGCCGCATCGCTTTCGTGGGTCTGGTCGATGTGCTCGATGGCGATGTCGCGCAGGCGCGCCGATACACCCGACGCCAGCTCGTTGCGAAAGGCAATCGCCTCGATGATGGCGCCCAGGGTGGTCTTGTGAAAGCTGTGTTCCTGCTGCTGTTTGAAGGTGTCGATCAGGTTGGCCGACCTGGCGCGCAAGGTGATGGTGTCGGGCGCGCCGCTGTGCTCCACCTCGTCGACGGTGAACTTGCCCATGTCCACCAGACCGGACGCTTGCCAGCCCAGCGCCAGGGCGATCTGCGCGCCGCGCGGCGGCAGGGCCAGCTTGCCGTCGCTGTCATCGAGCGAGATATCGAGCTGGTCGCTCTCGTCGCCACGGCACAGGGTCAACGTGAGATTGATTAGCCGCGGTGAAACGACGGCCGTCAAATCCTTGTCCTCGATGCTGACCTTGAAGGCGGGGATGTGCTCGCTCATTTGAACTTGTCCGCCGCGCTGCCGATGGCGCCGCTGATGCTGCCGCCGATCTTGTCTTTCATCTCGCTGACCACGCCGCCGTATTTCGACGTGATGCCGCCGACCACATTGCCCACCACGCTGCCCACGGCATTCTTGGCAGCGCCCGCGATACTGCTGGTCATGCCGTCGATGCTGAGCATGTTTTTCAGGTCGCCGATATCGCCCAGGCCGACCATGGCCAGCACACCGTCATCGTCGCGTTTGAGTGCAATCGAGAACTCGACGCGCCGCGCGCCGCCGCTGCCGTCGAGGATGGTGCGGCCCTCGGTCATGCTCGTGATGCGGTAGGAACCGAGAATGCGGCCCGTGCCCTGGATCAAAATCCACGATTTACCCGTGTCGGCCATCATGCGCAGCGCATCGAGCGAGTACAGGGAGCCGGTCAGCTCCGGCGCCACCCAGCCCGACAGGGTAATCGTGTCGTCACCTGGCCCCACGTATTGATGCGCGTCGCGCAGGCCTACGCGGGCCGTGCTGGCATGCTTCCATTCCGTTTGCCGCTGCAGCTCGTGATAGGCCAAGGTCGGCAGGCTGAATACGAACATTCCTAAAATCATCATCATGGTGTGCTTCTTTCTTAGTCGTGGTCGCGCAGGGACGAGCGGATGCGTGCCGCTTTTTCACGGTCACGCTGTTCCATGGCTGCATACACGGCGCGGGCGATGGCTTGCGGATCGGAACCGGCTTGCGCCTGGATCGTGATTTCGATCTTGTCGCCCTGAATCGTCATGCCTGCGCCGAACCCGCCCTGGGACAGCGGGGCGCGCGTGTCGAAGGCGCTGGCCGGCAAAGCGGTGGCCGTACCGATGGCGATGCCGGCGCCCAATTGCGTCAGGCGCTGCGCCAGGGTAGACACCTTGGCAATGGGCGCGCCCTCGCTGCGATCCAGGCCCACAGCCAAGCCTTGCATGGTGTAGTCGCCGAGCTGGGCAAACACGCGGCTCGGGCTGTGGATGCCCAGCTTTTCCTTGAACCAGGCAATGGTGCTGGAACCGGCATTGCTGATGGCGTCCTTGACGGCGTCCATGGAGCCGGTGATGCCGTTGACCAGGCCGCGCAGGATGTTGGCGCCGAACTCGGTGAACTGGGCCGGCAGCTTGATGCCGAACCAGCTCATGACGCCCGCGAAAGCCTGATAAAACACGCCGACGGGGGACCAGTTGATAATCAGGGCGCTGATACTGGCCATGCCGCCGCTGAAGGTGGTTTTCAGCTGCGACCACAGACTGGCGATGAAGCCTGTCAGCGGCGCCAGTCCCTCGACAATGCTGTGCCGGATAGTGGCGGCAAAGTCGGTGAACTTGGCCGGCAGCGCGATGCCGAACCAGCCCAACACTCCCGAGAAGGCGCGATAGAACAGACCCAACGGTGACCAGTCGGCGATCAGGCTGTTGATGCCAGTAAAGCCGCCGGCAAACGCCGCCTTAACGTCCGACCACAGGCCGCCGAAGAAAGCCTTGATCGGCTCCCAGTATGTGTAGATCAGGAAGGCGGCGCCGGCAATGACCGTGACGGCGATGCCAATCGGGTTCATCAGAAGAGCCCGCCCCAGCCACAGCACGGCACGCCCGGCCCACATGAAGGCACTGCCCAGCCCGCGCAGGATGGGCGTGAGCACGCCGCCGGTCACGCCCATCTTGGCGAACATGACGTGCAGCATGGCATACGGGCCAATCAGGGCGGCAATGCCCAACATCAGCGGGCCGAGCACCAGCAGCAGGCCGGCCAGCACGGCGAAGGCGGTAATCATGAGCTTGGCCACGGTCGGGTTGCGTTCCATGAAGCCGTTCAGGCGCGTGACGGCGGAAATCGCCAGTTCCAGCCCCTGCGCGTACAGCGGCAGAATTTTCTCGCCCATGGTGAGCTTGAGGTTGGCCAGCTTGGACTGCGCTTCCAGTTCCTTACCGGCGGCCGAGTCGCGCCCCAGCTTTTCCAGCTTGCCGATATCGGCAGCGCCACGGTTGAGCTTTTCGTTCTTGTGGATCTGCACGCGCTGCAAGTACATCTGCGAATACAGGTTCGAGGCCGTGCGGTTGGAAAAGATGCTGCCGATGGCGTCGAGCACCTGTTTCTTTTCCGTGATGCCCTTCTTGGCAAGTTGCGGCAACAGTACCTTTTCCAGCCATTCGAACTGGTTTTCGCGGAACAGTTCCGCGCCCAGCAGCGCGCCGGGATCGAGGAACGAGACTTGCCCCGCCTTGTCGTGCTTGACCTTGCTCTTGTCGCCAATCAGGCCGAACTCTTCCAGCTTCCTGGCCGAGCGCTTCGTCGTGCGGCCCTGGTACAAGTTCTGATAGGCGCTCATGAGGGACGTGCCGACGCGGTTGCCGCTCATTTCCTGCACCAGCGGTTCCATCTGGTAGTAAAAGGCGTCGTCTTTCAAGCCCTTGGCGGCGATACCGCCCGTCTTGATCATGTTCAGCCATTCATTCGGGCCGACGCGCCCGCCCGTGGCGGTAATCACCTGCTGCACGATATTGGCCTGGGCCTCAAACTTTTCCTTGCTCTCCAGGCCGCCGCGCAGCTCGATCACCTTGAGCATATCCATGAACTTGCGTTCGTTGTCGGCGCCTTCGGCCTCGCCAAAGAAGGCGTGATTGGCGAACTTCATCTTGGCCAGGGTAGGGGCGACCATTTCCGCGTGGTGCACGTCGGCAAAGGCACTCATGCCGTCGCGCATCAGCTGCAGGTTGTCGAGCTGGCTGGTGCCGTAGGTCTTCATGTTGCGCGCGAAGGCGACGGCCTCGGCTGACACTTTGTCGCCCAGGCCCAGCGCGTTGACCCTGCCCACTTCCGTTTGATAGTGCTTGGCCTCGTTCAGCCCCTTGACGACGGGCGCGCCGATGACGGCGCCCGTGGCGGTGGCGCCTGCGCCGGCCATGGCCAGGTTGCCCGCTTTGTTGCGCAGCTTGTCGGCGTGCTGGGTGGCGTTGGTGACGCGCTGCTGCCTGGCGGCTGCATTGGCCAGCTTCTGCTGCTGCAGCGTCATGGTTTTGTTGGTGGCCTCGATTTCGCGGCGCAAGGTGCGTTCCTGGTTGGCCAGGTCTTTGGTGCCGATGCCGGCGCCCGCCAGGCGCTCGCGCATGACCTGCAGTTGCTGGGCCTGCTGCTGGCCTGCCGTCTTCAAGGCGCCGGCCGCTTTGACGGCGGCGTTAAATTCGCGCGTCATGGCGCGCGTGGGCGCCTCCGTCTGCTTCATCTTGGTGGCCAGGCTGGCCACCTTTTGCTGGGCCGCCTCCAGCTTGGTGCGGGTGGCGTCCAGGCCGCCGTGCAGCTCGCGGAACTTGCTGATGTTTTTCTGCTGGGCATTCAGATCGCGCAAGCGGTCGCTGGTGGCCTTCAATGCCTTGGCCGTGTCGCTGGAACCGCCCATGATCTTTTTCAGCGGGCCGGTGATCTTGTCCAGCGCTGCAAACACTACCTGTAACCTCAAATCCCGACCAGCCATCTATTCCGCTCCGCTTCGCTGCCGGGCGCGTTCGCGCCAGGCCATCAGTTCATCAATCGTAAAGCCGTCCATCGCTGCCGGCGTCCAGTGGAAGATGCCGGCAATGTCGGCCATGGCGTCTTCTACTTCGCCGGGGATACCGAAAGGCGATCGGCTTTGCTCGCCAAAAAACCGGCAACCTCGGCGCCCACGGCCAGCAGGTCGGCCGGGTCCATGTTGGCGATGTCGTGCGCCGTCAAGGTCGGCTCGGTAATGCGCGGCAGCACGATCTGCAGGGCCGACACGTTCAGGTTGGCCAGCTCGATCAAGGAAATGCCGCGCAGGGCGCCCGCCTTGGGCTTGCGCACGGTGAGCGAGGTGATGAAGGTGTCGCCGCGCTTGATCGGTTCGTCCAGTTCGATGACGGCTTGGTGTTGGGTATCGTTGTGCATGGTGTGGTCCTTGTCGTGGTGTGATTAAAAAAGGGGGGATTACAGGCCGATGGCCTTGCGGATAGCGGCGTTGGTATCGCCGCCGCCGAAGTTCTCGGTGCCGCTCATGAAGTCCAGTTCGATGACGGTGGCGCCGTCGATCATCAGCTTGTAATAACTGCAAGCCATCGTGTATTTGTGGGTCGTGTCGTCGCCCATCTTGGCCGCGCCCATGTCGATTTCCTTGTAGCGGCCGCGCACGACGACCTCGACGGCGGCGACGTTGCCGTCTTCGTCGTTCTGGTAGGCGCCGGCAAAGCGCAGTTGCACGGCGCCGTGCGTATGCGCGCCGTACTGTTTCAGCGCTTCGGCGATCAGGCCGCCGGCGCTCCATTCCAGCGACAGCGCCTCGTTGCCGAAGTCGACCGATACAGGGCCGCTCATGCCGCCGGCGCGGTACTCTTCCATCTTGCGGCTGAGCTTGGGCAAGGTGACTTCGGGCACCATGCCCATGAATAGGACGCCGTTTTGAAATACGTTGAATTGCTTGAGTTTGTGGGGCATGCCCATAGTGTTCTCCAGTGGTCAGTGGCACCCGCACGCGGCGGGCACGGGGATGGTTAAGCCGCGATGCGCGAGGCGAAGTCGGCCAGGTAGCGGTCGGTGATGCGCTGCTGGAATTTCAGGTTTTCCAGCGGCGGCACGGGCGTGTAGTCGTAATCGATGGCCAGCTTGCCGTCTTTCAAGCCTGTCTTGTCGTTGTACTGCTCGTCATACCAGGCATGGCCGTCGATGATGTAGCCCTGCAGTTTCAAGTCGCGGAACTTGGCATTGATGCTTTCCAGCAGGTCGCGCACCAGGGACGGATGCAAGGGCACATCGACATAGGCGAAATGCGCTTCGGCAATGGTGTCGGCCAGTACCTGGGCCGTGCGCGTGTAGCTTTCGAAATAGAAGAAGCCGCCCGGCGCCTCGCAAGTGCGCGAACCCCAGAAGCGGTAACCGCCCATGTTGATCAGGGTCGTGACTTCCTTGGCGTTGAGCATGCCGGCATCCGTGGCCGGGTCTTGCAAGTCGAAAAATACGTCCTTGCTGATGCCGGTCGGGCCATTCACGACCACGTTCGACAGCGTTTTGTGCCAGCCCGTTTCCTCGTCGATCTTGGCGCGCAGGCCCATGGCGTAAGCGACGGCCGACATGCTGGCCTCGGCATCGATGGCGGTATCCCAGTTCACAAAATCCGGCCAGATGAGCATCAGCTCGCGCTGGCCGAACTGGCCGCGGTAAGTGATGGCTTCCGTGACGGTGGCGCAGCCGTAGGCCGACGCGTAGGCAAAGGCGCGCAGGCGCTGCGCCACGCTGGCCAGGGCATTGGTGACGGCCTGGGTATCCAGGCCCGGCGCGCCCAGGATGCGCGGTTTCACGCCGAGTTTGCTTTGCGCGGCCAGCAAGGCCTGGGCGCCCAGGTACTGGCCGTCCGGCGACACGCCGCCCACGGCGTTGCTGGTGGTTTCCGCTTCCGTCTCGCCTTCGGCCACGCGCACCACGACCGTCAAGGGCTTGGTCTGCGCGGCAATCGCTTTCAGCACGCGGTACAAGGTGCCGCTCTTGCCGGCCTTGCCCATGGCGGCCAGCACGTTGGTGACGAGCACGGGTTTATTCAGCGGGAAGGCGGCCGCGTCGGCATCGTCGGCCGTGGCGATCAGGCCCAGCACGGCCGTGGAGACGGTGCGGATCGGGCGCGAACCCTCATTGATTTCAATGACGCGCACGCCATGGTGGTAGTCGGTGGCCATAGGGCTCTCCTGGTGAGTGGTGAATGGGGCGTTACAGAGTGGATGCCATGCCGGCGGTATCGTCGAAGGCGCGCCGGGCCTCGCCAGACAGGGTGGCCGCGATGCGCGCGTATTCCGCGTTGACGGCCGCTTGCAGCGCCTCGATGTCCTGCGCGGCGGCAACCGTCGGGCAGATGGTGATGTCGAGCAGCCAGGCGCGCGCCGCCGCGATGGCTTGCACGGTATCCGCGTCGCCGTCGGCCATGGCGGCAAAGCCGATGCCGGCTAGGCGGTTGAGGATGGCGTCGCGCGTCTGGCGCACGCCGGCCAGAACCGGCGCGGCCAGCACGGCAAACGGTGGCGGCAGCGCGGCGGTGATTTTCCACTTTCCGCCGGCGGTCAGGCGGATGGCTGCGCACGCGGCGATGGCGTCGCGCAGGCGCACCTCGTCTTCGGGCGATACCTCAACGGCATCGTCCGGCCAGGTGCCTGCGGCATCGTAGTCGGCACGCATTTGCTCTGGATAAAAGCCGCGCGTACTGTTTGAAAAGAACATGGTGGACTCGCTTTCGATAATAGACGTCATGCTCAGTTGCCAATCGCGCGCCAGCTGAGAACGTCGGGAACGGCGTTCACGCCGTTGGAGTTGGCAACCCACGCGCCAGTGCGTGAGAGCGTTTTATCTGTCGTGCGACCGCTGTAGCCAGCCGTTGACAGTTCATTCATGCACTGCACCGTGATGGCGCGGCAGGCATTCGGGAAGGCGATGGGAAACGTCAGGTTCGGGGTGAATGGCGCCATGCTGGCGGACCCTGCGATGGTTCCCCATTGTTCGATATCGCCATTCGGAAGGCGCCGCCAATTTCTTAATACGCCAAGCTCTCCAGAAAAATCGGCGTTGCGCCACAGCTCGGCGGTCGATTCAATGACTTGCCACACTTTGGCGCTAGTGGCCATGAGGGTCAGGAATTGCCCCTGCTTGATCGTGATGCTTGGCACATTGCCGACATCCAGTCCGATACTCACGCCGGGCCCGGCCAGGATGGTGCCGGCATTGACAAGCCCGAAAAATCTGACGCACTTGCCGGAATTGTTGGGGATGCCCAGCGATATCGGGTCGGGGATGGTGATGGTCTTGCCTGCGGAAGGGAAGTACAGGGCGCAGCCCATGTCATCGACGGTGAGCGTGCGATTCTCAATGACTTCGGCATAGCGGACCATGTTTCCCTGCGCGCGCTGTACAAAATCGGCGTTGACCAGCTTGCTCGACGCGTCGAACTTCTGCGGTGTCGCTATCTCTTTCATGCTGTATTGCGCGTGCGGATCTGCGGCAGCCTGGTGCTTGGCCAGTTGCTGATCGACATAGGCGACCTTGGCCAGCAGCGGATGCGGGTCGGCGGCAGCTTGGTGCTTGGCCAGTTGCTGATCGCCATAGCTGCGCGCGCTGGTGTTTTGCTGATCGACATAGGCGACTTTGGCCAGCAGCGGGTGCGGATCAAGAGAGGCCAGGTGCTTGGCCAGCTTTTCATCGCTGTAGGCGCGGACGGTAATGTCTTGGTCATCAACATATTTACGGGTGGCCAGAATGACGGACGGGTCGATTTTCAGCTCGATGGCGGCCGTGCTGGCGACGATCAGCACGATGCGCACCACTTGCGTGCGCGCGCTGCCCTCGGCCATCACAGGTTTATAGCTGGGCGGGCAGTTGGCCACCGCGCACAGGTCGCCGGCCTCGTCGTAGATACCGATTTCGCGTATCCACCAGCCGCCCACATTCTCGGGCAGCACCTGTTCGACGATGATCTGGCTGGCATTGGCCGGATCGATGCTCAGCTGATTCAGGCCGGCACGGCGCACTTCATGCACCAGCGCCTTTTGCGTGCGCGACGGCATGGGCAGATTGCCGTTACCGTCGCCCACGGCCATGGTTTTCAGTTTCAGGGTTTGACCCAGGGCGATGGCGTTGGCCAGCTTGGCCTCGCCCACTTCGGTCAGGATGGCAAAGTATGTGCTCATGGATAGATGGTCAGGGTGTCGATGGTATGGGATGCGCCGGCTTGCAACAGCGTGCCGCGCACTTCGATGGTTTCCGCGATCCAGGGATACACGGTCATGGCGTCGCCTTGGTACGCGCAAGCGCCCGCGTAGATGCTGCCGCGACTTTCCAGATAAATCGCCAGGCCCGTCATATGACGGCTGACGGGCTTGGCGTCGGCGATCAGGCGTTCCATTTCCTGAAACATGGCGTCCGTGATACCCGTGTCCAGCACGCCGACGTCGAGGCGGAAGGTGCCCGGCATGCCCGGTGGCGTGGTTTGCCACCATTCGGTGATGCGGATCAGATAGCCCAGGGACTCGACCACGCGGCGCACGGCGGCAATGGTGCCCTTGTGCTTGTGGATGAAATAGGACGCCTTGATCGTGCCGCGCTTGATCGACTCGGGCCAGGCGTCGTCCCAGCGGTCCACGGAACAGGCCCAGGCCAGAAACGGCAACAAGTTGACGGGGCAGCGGTCGGCGTTCCACAGGTCGCGCAGCGGCACGGGCACGTTGACCAGCTCGGCGCAGGCCATGGCAATGGCGCGCTCCAGCGCCGTGGTGTTGGGCGGCAGGGTGGCCACGTGCTTATTCATCGAGCACCACGACATTGAGCTTGATGGCCGTGCAGCGCGCGGCCTGGGTGGCGTTCAGTTCGATGTCGGCCGCCGGGCTGGTGAGCACGACCTTGCGCACGCCTTCGACGTGGACGGCTGCGCTGCAGGCGGAACGGTAGATGCTGTGGCCCAGCGGACGGCGCGGCTGCGACACGCGCACGGCGTTGGCGCGCGCGGCGTCCAGCAAAATCGGCACTTCCGGGCCGACGCCGATAAACAAGGTGGCCTCGATCTGGTAGTCGATGACCTGGGCGGCTTGCACGCTCAAGCGGTCGCCCAGGGGGCGCACTTCCTCGGCGTTGAGCGCGCGCGCCACGGTGGCCAGCAGCGCGGCGTCGGCGATGCCCGTGTCGTTGTTGGCCAGCACCGTGACGATGACGTGCGCCGGCGCGGGGCTGGTGGCGCTCGCATCCTTGACGCGGCCGTCGCTGCTGCGGGCGTGGAATTCGTAGGAGGCTTTCGGGCCGGCAACGGACAGGCCGTCCGGCGCTTCCTGGATGCGCAGGCGATAGGCGTCGTTGTCTTCCATGACGGCGGACACGGGCGGCAGGGCGTTGGGATTGGCCGGCGTGATGACCAGGCGCGCCACGTTGACGTTGGCGCCCAGTTGATCGAGGTCGCCATCGAGGGCGAAGGCCAGCATGACGGCCTTGCCCGCCTCGTTGACGCGGTTGCGCAGGATGGTTTCCTGATACGCATTCTCTTCCAGCAGCTTGGTGGCCGGCTCCGATTCCAGCTCCAGCAGGGCCGTGACGGCGGCGCGCTCGGCTTCCGGCAGCAGGCTGACCAGGTGCGCCTTGCGGGTGGCCAGGATGGCTTCGAAGTCCAGCACCTCGACCACGCTGGGCGCGGGCAACTGGGTCAGGTCGATAGGCGTGCTCATATGCTGCCGCCTTGCTTGACGGGTATGGCCAGCGTGATGCCCTGCCCATTCGCCGTGCCATCGAGCAGCAGGGCGATGGCGCCGTCCGTGTCGCGCGTGAGCTGCACGCTGGACAGTTGCAAACGCGGTTCCCAGCGGCGCAGGGCAAAGGCGGTGGCGGCATAGATGCGCAACTGCGTGGCGCTGTTCAGGGGCTGGTCAATCAGTTCGGGCACTTCCGAACCATAGCGGCGGCGCCGGATGCGCGAGCCGATGGGCGTCGTGATGATGTCGGCAACCGACTGGCGCAGGTGGCCCAGGCCCGTCAGGCTGCACCCGGTGGCGGCGTGCATGCCCATCATGGCTGTGGCCCGCCCGACTGGTCTCCGCCGGCCTTAACGCCGCCGTGCGGGTGCTTGGCCAGGCTGATGGCGCCGGCCAGCACGTCCTCGCTGGCCTTGATTGTCCCTTGCACGGCCATGGCCACGCTACCAGCGGCGCCGGCCTTGGCGTTCACGCCGCCGTTCAGCGCGGTGGCGCCGTTGACGGTGGCCGATTGCATGATGATCAGGTTTTTCATGACGGTCAGGTCGCCCGTGCAAATGGTGCTGGGCGCGTTCGACGTGACCTTGTCGGCGGTGATGGTGGCTGTGCCGCCGGGAAGCACTGCCGTCAAGGCATGGGCCGCATGGTCATACTGCAGCACGGCGCCGTCGGGGTAGTGTGTGGTGTGGATGCTGTCGCTCGATTCGGGCGCGTCAAATTCCTGGGAGTACAGCGCCGGCAGAATGACGCCGCGCGTCAGGTCGCCGCCGGGGGAAAAGACGATGACCTGTTCGCCCACGGTGGGCATGGACCAGGTGCGCGTGCTGCCGGCGCGCCGTGTGGCCCATTTCAGCCATTCGGTGGTGAGGGTTGGCCCGAGCCGCACGCGCGCCTTGGCCCCATTGACCTCGGCGATGGAGCCCAGGCGGATCAGGTTTTGCAGCAAGCGGAGGAGGTCGGACAGGTCGGCGTTCATGCAGTGCATGTTGCCGAAGTCCGCGTGCGGATGCACGCGGGGGCGGGTTGATAAGCGGCTTAGCGACTATGGCGCGAGTGTCGTTTATGAATTCTGCATGTTGTCAGGTGAAGTTTTGCTTAATAAATCGTATCGGTTTTCATAAATCTGGCAATCTCGTACGGGACATTGCAATTGCCTCAGGCGAAAAGCTTTTCGGATGGCGGAGAACAACCGCTTCAAAAGCGAAGTCCATCAGATCCATTTCTGCCAGTATGGTAAACCCCATTGAAACCTCTCGTTTGGTTACGATACGCTCAACGGCAGGGATAATTCCATGACGCTTGATCATCTGCCAAGTTCGTGATGCTGGCTGACGTTTACCTTTTCGGGCGGAGAGGACTTCTTCATAAGCGTATACCGCCAGAAGGCATTCACGTTCTATGTCGCTGGTAGCTCCGTGCGCATCGGCTCGAATTTGGATAGCGCGCTTGCGAGCCTGATCAGCCAAGTGTGGAGCGCCTCGGGCCCGTGCATTTACACCAAATGAATCGCAATCTTCCACCGTGACAAATTTTGCAATTTTCGGGTCCATGATGGAACCTCGCTTTAAATAGGTTATGGGGTGTTTAAGAGAGTAATCGTAGGACTTATCATATGGTTTGAGTCATTCTACGCCATTTTTTGTAAGCTTTTCCCTCTGCTGGGCTGCGGCTTTTGGCCTGAAAGACCACAGTCCCTCGAAACCAACTTTGGATGAAGAGTAAATCAGTTCATCTCAGAACCTTTCCAGGTGACGCAACAAGGATTCGCGGATTAACGTCCGATCCGTTTCACTTAACCCCAATAGCGGTCGGGCGGGGTAGCTGTATTTCGGTCCCTTCTTGGTGACGTTGTCCGTCAGACCCTCATGATGCACCCGTGCGACGTGCATCACTTTGCCCACGAAGCCGATAGTCAACTGGCCAGGATCGGCGTGCACCTTGAGGTATTTCGCGGTGCGTATCTTGTTGAACATGGCCGCCTTTTGCCGCTTGATCCGTCCATTCTTCCCCTTGAATTCCTTGCGCCGCTTGCGCGCAGGGTAGGCCGCGCCATCCGGCCCCTGCTGCGCCTTGATGCGCTGCGCCTGGTTGCGGCGCAGGTCGATGGCGACCTTGTGGTTGATGGCGCGGCGCTGGGCTGGCTGCAGCTTGGCCAGCAGGGCGCCGGCCCAGGCTTCCAGCGCGTGCAGGTCGTCGCTCATGGCGTGGCCTCGGGCGTGCGCCATTCGGCCAGCAGGGTGTCGCCGTTATACAGCTTCCAGAACTCGTCCGCGTAGGCCGGCATGTGCTGTATCTCGGCCAGGTGCTTGATGTCCAGGCGCCCCGCCTCGCCGGTCTTGACGGCGACGCGTTCGGTCAGGTCCAGCTTGATGGAAATATCGACGGTTTCATGGTTGTTAAAATCGACCTCGAAGGCGATGCCGTGCTTGCGCGTTTCCTCGTTGGCCATCAGGTCGAGCTGGTGGACTTTGAGCCAGGCGATCAGGGCCACCATGATGGCGTCGGCGTCGCCCGCATAATCGGTGACGATCAGGTTGAGCTTGAAGCGGTATTCGAAGGAGAGCGAGGCGGTGGCACTCGCCACCACGTTGCCCTCGTCGGCAAAGACCAGCAGGCGGTCGGGGTCGCGCTGCAGGTCGGGGATGGCGGCGGCCAGGTGCTGGCGCAGGCTATTCGGTTTGTACATGGTAGGTGTCGCGGATCAGGTTGTAGGCGTCGATGCAGGCGTTTAGCTGACGGGTGGCGTCGTCGCCGTCGCCGGCAATGGCGTCAAGAGCTGCCGCAGTCGCTGGGTCAAGTTCGGCGCGCGTTTCGTGCCGATTGCTTGCGGCAGCGGTGGAATCTGCAGTTGCGGCGCACTGGCCGCTGGCAACGGGGATTGACAGGCGCACAGCGCCGCTGCGCACGTCATCGTTAAAACGGTCACGTTCAGTTTTCGCATGGGTTTGCTCCTGGGTGAGGTGGTCGGCGCGCTGCGCCAGGGCGGCGCCGGCGGCGCGCTCCAGCGTGAGCACGCGGGCGGTGGCCTGGGCCAGCTCGGTGGCGGCGGTGGTCTTGGCAGTGGCCGCCGTCCGCTGCAAGGCGGCGATGGCGGCATCCTTGCGCCAGCCCTGCGCAGTCCAGCCTGCGATGGCGCCGCACAGCAGGCAGGCGGCCAGCGGGCGCCAGGTGGTCGCGGTCACATGGCCACCCGTTCCTTGATCCAGCCGAACAGGAAACGGCGCTGGGTCTTGTTGGCCTCGGTAATTTCCAGGTAGCGCGCCGCCTGCAGGCCATTCAGGGCGCGCAGAAGCACAGCGGCGCCGTCCTGGCCGCGCCATTTCAGGAAGGTGGCCAGCGCGCCCAGCGACTGCGCGCCCAGGCGGCCGTCGACGAACAGGACCGGATAGCGCGCGCCGGTGTCATTGAAACCGTTCAGCCAGCGCTGCAGGAACTCGGCCGCGCGGTGCGGCCCCATGTTCACGCCCGTGTCGATCACTTCGGCGCCGATGCCGGCATGGATGGCCAGCACCTGGTCGAACTTGGGTTCCGTGATGTAGCGCGCCGTGTAGATGGCGCGCGCCACCGCCACAGGCAAGTCGCGCATCGGCCCCGTGTAGCCGTTCGAGCGGGCCACGGCGACAGTGATGCCGTAATTGGTTTCGCCACCCTTGTCTTGCGGGTCGCTCACGTAGCCACCTTCGGCGCGCAGGATGGCGTCGATGACGCGCGCGATCAGGGGATTTTCCATGGTGGCCATCAGTGTTCCTTCGCGTCTTTGACCAGCTCGGCAATGTCCTTGTCGCTGCGGCGCTGGAACCACAGGGCCACGGCGCGCGATACCCACCAGCCGGGGGCGCCGACGATCAGGTCGATGGCGGACGCGTTGACCATGGCGCCGATGGCCGGGAGCTGGGCGCACAGCAGCTGGTACACGGTGCCGCCCAGCAGGCACGAGAACACGCCGGCGCAGGCCAGGCGGGCGACGAATTCGCCCTTGTTGAAGGTGCCGTCGGCATTCAGCGGCGGCAGCACGATGTACAGCATGGCCGCGCCGACCATGCCCAGCGCCGCCTTGAAGCCGTACAGTTTGACCAGGGTGGCGAAACCACCAAACGATTCAGCGGACATTGCTTGTTTCTCCATGATGAGGATAAGTAGATGTGTTGTTAAAAAAGTTAGTCCCATAGCTGCACAAGATCGGCAACGGCGGCCACGTTGGCGGCAGATTCCTGCAGGGTGACGACCAGGCCTGCCGGCAGCACTGCGCCGTGGCGCGCCAGCGCGGGATTCATTTCCAGGGTTTGCTCGACGTATCCCTCGCCGTCGCCCAGGTAGCGCCACACCAGGGCGTCTACCGTGTCATGCTGCTGCGTGCGCACCTGCATCAGATCAATTCCACTGTCAGGTGCGTGCGGCCGACCATATCGGCGATGGCCCATTGCGCATTGCGCCGCTGCGCGCCGGGCGCTTCGTCGAGCCACTCCATGCTTTTCTTGTCGCTGACGGAGGTGGCCGTGCTGTCGTAATCGCGGTAACGCTCGATCAAGTCGGCTTTCGCCGTGCTGTAGACGGCGCGCCGGTACTGCGCCAGCAGGCGGGATTCGCGGTTGATGCGCGCGGCCGGCACGTCCACCAGCGCGGCAATGCCGGCGGCGGCGTGCTGGCCCTGCCAGTCGGCCAGCTCGCGGTTGACCTGCAGGATGGCATCGACGACGGCTTGCACCAGGCGCGCGTCGGTGACAGTGCCGTCCAGGCGCATGGCGTCGCGCATGTCAGCCAGCGTGATGTCGGGAAACCAGCCATCGTTCTCCACGATGCCGGGAGCGGGAAGTGCCGGCGGCGCGCCTTCTGCGGCGGGAGCACGGGGAGGGAGGGCGATAAAGGACATGGTGTCTGCGGTGGAAGTGAAGGGGAGGCGGTGGACGGGGTTCATCAGGCCGATATTGGTAGTGCGTTGGCCAGAATCCCCCCGTGCCGCCTGTGCGCCGGGGGCTGCTCTTTAGCTGGAATCGGCCGCGCGCTTGATGCGCCGTTCCAGCCGTTCCATTTCTTTCTTGACGCCGACGGACTCGGACAAGGCCCGCGCCCGCTGCAACTGGGTCATTGCCACGCCGGCTTGTTCCAGCAGGGCCGGGGCGATGTCCGCCTCGTCGTGCTGGTCCAGTACGGCCACCATGGCCAGGCCGATGGCCTTGTGCAGCTTGGCGCGTGCCTGGTCGGGCGCATCGCTGAGAGCTGTCATGGCTTCGACGGCGCCCAGCACGGCCACGGCGTGCTGAGGATCGTCGCCCAGCTTGCCTTGCAGGTAGGCGGCGGCGAATTCGTCCAGCATCATGGTCGGAATGTCGCGGCTGTAGCCATCGGGCAGGGTGAACTTGTGTTCCATGCAGTAGGCGGCAATGACCAGGGCGCGGTCATACGCACCCGTATCGATGTGCCACACCAGCAGGGCGGCCACGACATCGTCTTGCGCGCCCTTGCCGCCAGCCAGCACGCCGTCGATCCACTGGTCGTAATCGGGCAGCAAGGTGGTCTTGACCTCGATCTTGCGTTCCACCGACTGGATAGATTTCAGGCGCCGCCGGTCGTCGGCCAGCTTGTACAGCATCAGGTCGTAAGCGTTGCCGGTGGTCACGCCCAGCGGCTCGGCGGCGCCGGCCGTGCGCTCGGCCAGCATGCGCGCGCGATGGCGCAGGGCAGGAGACAGATTGCGCATGGCTTAGGCTTTCAGCTCGATGTGCTCCACCAGTGCGGCCAGGCCCAGGTCTTCGATCACGTAGGCGTCATTCGACGATTCGTAGTTCTCGATGCGGTCGCGCGAGGGCTTGTCCTCGACGCGGCGGCGGCGCGCGCCGTCCTGGAAGTAGATCGACAGATTGTCGAAGCGGGTAATCAGGATGGCGTTGTCCGGGAAGTAGGGAACGCGCGCCGCAGGCAAGCCGCCGATGCGTTTCTGGCTCAGGATAATGTCGGCCGCCAAGGTTTCCGTGGGCGCCTGCTTGGTATTCACCAGCGGGAAATATTTATCGCTCAAGAGTTTGCGCCCGACGATGGCCACCAGGCCTGTGTCTTCCTGATACCACGGATCGAGCAGGTTGACGGCATCGACCACGGCCGCGTCCAGATTGGCATAGTCGGCGTCCGCATCCGCGCCGATGATGACCTTGCCCGGCAAGCCGGCGCCGGCCAGGCCCAGCACACGCTCGGGCGCCTGTTCGCGCAAGTGCTGCAGCCAGCCCTTGTTGACGTCCTGCAGAAGTGGATTGGCCGCCAGGTCGGTATTGGCCATGACCTTGACGCCATTAAAGCCGATGACGATGCGGTCCAGTGCCTGGCGAATCACGATAGCATTGGCCACGCGCGCCTGGAAGTCGGGGAACTTGGCCCAGGCGTCCAGCTTGGCATACGTCAGGTGCGTGTCGAAGTTGGTTTGTTCGCAGCGGTATTTCGTGCTGTCCAGGGTAGACAGGTCGCGCGTTTCGCGTTCCTTTGCCTTGGTGTCGGTCCGGCCGGCAATCGGGCCGGACACGCCCAGGCCCAGCTTTTCGCCTTCCTGCTCGGCCACGCCCATGATGTTGATTTTCGACAGGAATTCGCTCGATTCCTGCATCTTCGTTTCCAGCTTTTGCTGCACGCTGGGTGCCACGCTGAAGGTCTTTGACACGTTGTCCGTGTCGTTCAGTTGGCCCAGGCGGTTTTCATACTGGCTGTAGACCTGGCGGGTGTTCTTTTTCATTGATTGGTGCTCCGTTGTTGATGGGGTGTTGGGGATGGCGCGCGCTTAAAACTCGGTTTGCACGGCGCCGTCGTTGCCGGTGGCGGACGGGCGGCGCGGGCTGTTGCCGGGGGCTGCGTCCATCTGCGCCTTGAAGGCGGCCAGTTCGGTTTGCGTGGCCGTCAAGGCTGTTTCCGCTGCATCCAGGCGTTTGACGGCTGCCGCATAGTTGTCGTTGGCGGTGACGACGTGGCCGGCCAGGGTTTCCACGGCTTCGCTGATGTCGGCGAACTGCGCTGCGTCGCCGCTGGTTTTGCTGGAAAAGCGGGACAACAGGTTTTTCATGGCATCGGCCAGCTTGACGCCCGTCGGTTCATCGAACACCAGCTCGACTTCGACGGCCGCGCTAAACAGGTTGGTGCTTTGCTGCTTGCGGTTCGCTGAGAATTTCAGTGCATCGGTGCCCAGGCTGGCAGGGCTGTCGGTCACGCCCAGGCCGACCAGGTAGGGCATGCCCGTGTCGGCAAAGTCAGGGGCGATTTCCAGGCTGGAATACAGCTTCTGTTTCGCCTTGTTGATGGCGACCAGTTCCGGCGTCGGCTCGATCTGCGCGAACAGGGCCAGCTTCTTGCCGCTGTCGGTGTCCACTTCCTCGGCTTTCACCGCGATCACGTCGCCGTAAGCCTTGAATTGGCTGTCGGGCAGGATGCCGCGGATGTGCTCGAGCCAGATGCGCGCGCCGTAGGTTTTCGGGTTGTAGGTGGCGGCGATCTGCTCGATGGTGGCGCGGTCGATGTTGCGACCGTCCGTGGTGGCGCCTTCGGTGGCGACGCGGAAGAATTGGGATTTAGGCATGGTGGCGTGTCTCGGTTGATCGGATAACGCCATGGTCAACGTCTTGGCCCTGCGATTCAATGCGGGGCGGGTTGCTATGGGCCATAGCGACTTTTGCCTTTCCCCGCTCCGCGCGCGCGCGGCCTACGCTGGCGGCATGCTGACAATCGAGAAAACAAGCGAACAAACCCCCGACGAGAAAATCGCCGAACTGGCCGTGCCCGAATCCGAGCCGCGCCGTGCCGCGCGTGCCCTGTACTGGAAGGGCTGGCGCATTTCATCCATCGCCCGCCACCTGGGAATCAAGCGCAGCACGATCAATAGCTGGAAGTTGCGCGACGAATGGGACAAGGCGCAGGCCATCGAGCACGTCGAGGCGGCGGCCGAGCTGCGCCTGGTGAAATTGATCGAAAAAGAGGTCAAGAGCGGTAGCGACTACAAGGAAATCGATCTGCTGATGCGCGCTATCGTGCAGGCGGCGCGCGTGCGCCGCTATGAGCAGCCGGGCGGCAACGAGGTCGATCTTAACCCGAAACTGGCAAACCGCAATGCCGGGCCGAAGAAGAAGCCGACGCGCAACGATTTCAGCGAAGAGCAGAAAATCCAACTGCTCGACGCCTTCCAGGACTCGTTGTTCGACTATCAAAAAGTTTGGTATCGCAACGGCGACCAGCGCACGCGCGCCATCCTCAAGTCGCGCCAGATTGGCGCCACCTGGTACTTCGCCCGCGAAGCACTGGCCGACGCCATGCAGACGGGGCGCAACCAGATTTTCCTGTCCGCTTCCAAGAGCCAGGCCCACGTCTTCAAGCAATACATCGTGCAATTCGCGCGCGAGGCGGCCGGCATCGACCTGACGGGGGATCCCATCGTGCTGCCGAACGGCGCGCACCTGTACTTCCTGGGCACGAATGCGCGCACGGCGCAGGGCTACCACGGCAATTTCTACTTCGATGAATTTTTCTGGACGCAGAACTTCCAGGAACTCAACAAGGTGGCCTCGGGCATGGCCATCCACAAGAAGTGGCGCAAGACCTACTTTTCCACACCGTCCTCGACCACGCACCAGGCCTACCCGTTCTGGACGGGCGAGCTGTTCAACAAGCGGCGCGCCAAGGCCGAGCAATTCAACATCGACGTGAGCCACCAGCGCCTGGCCTCGGGCTACACGGGAGAGGACAAGCTCTGGCGCCAGATCGTCACCATCCTCGACGCCGAACGGGGCGGCTGCAACCTGTTCGACATCGACGAACTGCGCAACTTCGAATACAGCCCCGACCAGTTCGAAAACCTGTTGATGTGCAATTTTATCGACGACTCTGCCAGCGTCTTCCCCTTGAACGAGCTGCAGCGCTGCATGGTTGATTCCTGGGTGGAGTGGGAAGACTACAAGCCGCTGCTGGGCCTGCGCCCCTTCGGCAACCGCGCCGTATGGATCGGCTACGACCCGGCCTTGAACGGCGACAGCGCCGGCTGCGTGGTGCTGGCGCCGCCGATGACGGCCGGCGGCAAGTTCCGCATCCTCGAGCGTCACCAGTGGCGCGGCCAGGATTTTAAAGACCACGCCGAAGCCATCCGCCAGATGACGCAGCGCTACAACGTCGAATACATCGGCATCGACACGACCGGCATGGGCATCGGCGTGCTGCCCATCGTGCGCGGCTTCTTCCCGGCCGTCACGGCCATCAACTATTCGCCGGAAGTCAAGACGCGCATGGTCTTGAAGGCGAAAAACATCATCAGTAAGGGCCGGTTGGAATTCGACGCCGGCTGGATCGACATCGCGCAGTCCTTCATGGCGATCCGCAAGACCCTCACGCCCAGCGGGCGGCACGTCACCTATGTGGCCGGGCGCAGCGACGAGACAGGCCATGCCGACCTGGCATGGGCCTGCATGCACGCGCTCGACCACGAACCCTTCGAAGGCAGTACCGACAACAACCAATCCATCATGGAGATTTACTCTTGAGCAAACGACATCAGCGCGCCCGCGCGCCTTCCGCGCCCGGCGCCAACACGAACGCAGCCACGCCAGCGGCGCCGGACGCCGCCGGCACCCAGGTGTTTTCCTTCGGCGACCCGACGCCCGTGCTCGAGCACGCCGACATTCTCGATTGCTTCGAATGTTGGAAGAATGGCCAATGGTATGAGCCGCCCATCAACCTGGCTGGCCTGGCCAAGTCATTCAATGCCGGCGTGCATCACTCAAGCGCCATTCACTTCAAGGCCAACGTGCTGGCGTCCACCCTGGTGCCCAGCAAGTATTTGTCGCGCGATGCATTTAAACGCCTGGCGCTCGACTTCCTCACCTTCGGCAACTGCTACCTGGAAGACAGGCCCAGCCGCAGCGGGCGTCCGTTGAGCTATGCGCATGCGCTGGCCAAGTACATGCGGCGTGGCGTCGACTGGGACACGTATTTCTTTGTCACCAATCACGGCACGGCGCATCAGTTCGACAAGGGCCGCGTGTTTCACTTGATGGAACCGGATGTGAACCAGGAGCTGTATGGCGTGCCGCAGTACTTGAGCGCGCTGCAATCGGCCTGGCTCAACGAGGCGGCCACCCTGTTCCGCCGCAAGTATTACAAGAACGGCTCGCATGCCGGTTTCGTCTTCTACATGACGGACGCCGCGGCGAACACGCAGGACGTGGACAACCTGCGGCAGGCCATGCGCGACAGCAAGGGGCCGGGCAACTTCCGCAACCTGTTCATGTACGCGCCGAACGGCAAGAAGGACGGTATCCAGATTCTGCCGGTGTCGGACGTGGCCGCCAAGGATGAGTTTTTCAATATCAAGAGCGTCACGCGCGACGACCAACTGGCCGCGCACCGCGTGCCGCCCCAGCTCATGGGCATCCTGCCGAACAATGCAGGCGGCTTCGGTGCCGTTGAGCCGGCCGCGCGAGTCTTCGCGCGCAATGAGCTGGTGCCGCTGCAGTCGCAGTTCATGGCGATTAACGAATGGGCCGGCGTGGAAGTGGTGAAGTTCGCCCCGTATGACCTGGCCACAGGCGGGGAGGGCGCGGCATGAGCGACCACGTCGACAACACGGACAAGATCATCTTCGCCGAGGTGGCGCGCGGCTTGGCCGCCGTGCGGCGCCGGCCGGGCCTGGTGGCGCACGGCGCCTGCCACTACTGCGACGAGGTGCTGGCGCCCGGCCTGCCGTTCTGCAACGTCGATTGCCGCGATGATTACCAGAAGGAGCAGGCGGCGATGATCCGCGCCGGCCGCCCAGGATGA